ACTTTCATTTTGAGAAATATTTGTATTTTTAATTATTATTTTTGAAGAACCTGAGTTTCCACCATTTCCACAGGATATGCCGCCACCATTATCCTTAGTTAAGTTATTAGAAATTGTTCCACCATAGATTTTTGTTTCTCCACCGGCATTCTTTCCACTACCACCGTTGCACCTGATTGCTCCGCCATTACCTTTGGCATTGTTTGAACTTATTAAAGGACCTTTCCCATTTTTTCCAATAGTTAAATTTGCCCCATATCCTGAAAATATGGCTCCACCTGATAAACCTGCACTATTCTGTTTTATTGTGCCGTTCTCAACTGTACAACTTGAACTACCACTTACAAATATTGCTCCGCCCTCTTCTTCTGCTACACAATTAGATATTGTTCCACCATTAATTTTGATGGTACAACCATCCATGCCAAAAATGCCACCGCCTTCTGTATATGATTTGCACTGATTAATTACAGCATTATTATTTATTGTTACACTTCCTTTCTTCACTCCAATGGCCCCGCCGTCAGAACCTTCACAGTTTTCAATGGTTCCATTTAAAATTAAAGTTCCAAAAGTGCAAATTGCAGAACCACCGTCCTCTTCCTTATTATTCATTACATTTTTCACTACGCAATTACTGTTTATTGTTGCTTTAGTTCCGCTTTTTAAATAAAGCCAGCCTGAGCTTCTCTTTTTAGTAGAAAAATTACTTTTGTTTCCACCTAAAGTTAAAGTCTTACTTTTTGTGGCCGTAACACCCATGTCTATCTCGGTAGTTCCACTTAAAGTCATACAATATTTAGGATACTCGCCTCCATTTATTGATTTTTCTCCATCTGATGATCTTTTTAATGTTACATTGCTATCATAGGCATAAATTTTAAATTTCCCCTTACTAATTGCTATGTTCCTTGTTATTGTTATTGATTTTTTTACACCCACGTAAACCCATGACTTTGTAGATTTTGTAAGCAATACATCTCTTAGTTCATCCTCAATTGATACAATATACGGATCTTTTGCCGTACCTGAACCAGCTAAAGCATACACACTATTAAAGAAAAATGCTGTACTAAAGCCTAAAGCCAAAATAGTCACTATACTAATTTTGATACCAGTCATTTTCATACAGTTTATTATATATTTTTTTAAATTCGCCTTTTTGTTTTCTATTATTTCTAATAGATTCACCTTTATTCTTTTTAACAAATTCATTCCCCAATTTATATTTACATTTCGATTTTTTCTTTTATCTTTTCTTTTACTTTTTCTTTGTTTTTCACCTTTATCTGGCATACCCCTCAATCACCCCCTGCTTGCTTAAGCCATTACCAAACAGGCTAAACACCGGCATTGTAATGCTGTATTTTAATATTACAAGTCTGCTTGGCTGTTCATTATAAATAGTCAAATCTTCTATTTCCAAAGTGTATCCTTTTTCACCTGCCTCACTTTTACACTGGCTTATAACCTGGTCATTACAGTTACTATCCTCGATTCTATTTACAGCCACATTGTAAAAATCTCTTGCATTAGATACCTGATTGTTGCTGCTAATAAAAGAGGCAAACAATATGCACCCTAAAGTTATGGCAATTACAATCGAAAACATTTCTATTGCTACTCTCATATTTCACTCCACTATTACGTTTATGTATTTTGTGCATACAAGTCCATTGTCTGACTTAACAACACATTTCAGTTTATAAATTCCCTTTTTTTTAAAATCTATATTTCCGTATACTTTGATTTTGTTTGATATGTCTTTTCCTGTATAATCTTTTGCTTTAATATATTTTGAATAATCAAATTCCTTACTTAAATACTCAAGATATATAACCTCCTTGCCTTCAATAACAGGATATTTGTCTTTACTTTCTTTTAAAAATTTTTCATTGCTTTGACTTTTTTCATTTTTGTATTCAGGTGTTATTTGGTTCCATTTGTTTTTACATAACCCACAGGTTATTACAACAACCATAATTCCAATTAGACCATATAAAATTATTTCTCCATGCTCCCTTAAAAAATTCTCCATACCTAATCACCTTGCACCTTATACTTTTTAATAATCATCTTTTGTTTTTTCAAAAAACAACATTTTATATTTCTCCCTAACTACTAACATCTTCTATTTCCTCATCTTTTATTTCCTTATCTTCTATCTTCTTAAAATGTTAATATATTACTTTCCAATAACGGATTTTATCTCATATTCTTCCATATTTCCTACTGCTGCCATGGCCGCCAAAATCAAAATAATAAGTAATACCGATATAATTCCGCTAATTAATGTTTGTCCATGTTCTGATAAAAATTCTTCCATATAACCTTTTCTCCCTTCTCCTATTATTTATTATCTTCTATTGTCTATCGCCGATTTTCTATCTTCTGCCTAATTCTTTTGTCTTCTTTTTTTCTTCTATTTCCCATTTTTCAAATATCTTTAACAAAACTAACCTGTTATTTTTTCTAATATTTGGTAAAATCCTGTTATTATAATCACAAATAAGACTCCATATATTATGCATTGACCTGCCTCTGATAATAATATTTTCACTTGCTCACCACCTTCCTTAACACCTTAACCATTGATAACATTTGCCACTGACGAGGTAAACACAATAATCATTAAAATCATGTCAATCATAATTTTCACTACGCCAACTGTCATTGGAACTGCCGTAAACATTGTTGCCGCTCCTATTTTGTCATTATTCTTCATTTGCTCACTCTGTCGTGTAAGCTTATTATTCCTGTCAATAATAGAATTAATCTGTTTTTCTGACTGCTCTTTTCCTAACTGATTCATTGAATAAAACATTTTAAGAGACGATTTAATATCCTCCAAATCTAACTCTCGTAAAAAGTTATCATAAGGCTCAATCCCTACCGGATATTGCTCAAAATCTATTAGTAGTTTTCTAACCGGTCTTTTTAAAACAAAAGGTAGATTTCCATAAGAATTTTCTATTGCCGACTGCACTGTCTCATTCTGTAAATTAATTGCCACTTCTCTTATCCAGTCAGGAAAAACTTTCTTAATTTCATTTTCTAAAGTCTTCTTTGCTTTTTTGTATGTAAGTCTTTCCGTAATGCTTAATTTTTCTTTGTCATAATATGCCTTTTCAACTAAAATATAATATTTCACAACCATGTTATCCTGCAGAGACTGTTTTTCCTTTATCCAGTCAAGATTTAATTTCTTTACAATAAGCAAATAAGAAAATAACATTAATAAAATTACAATAGTTGAACAAATCTGATAAACAATATGATCTGTATATCTGTATTCTGCTGGGATTAAATATGCCATAAAACCACAGGTTATTAACGTTGAAAATATAGATATTATTACGTTTCTTTTTACTCTGTTTACATTTTTTATAAATATAGATGTTCTATCGCCCCACTCTTTTATGTCTTCTAAAAGAATATCCAAATAATTTTCGTATTCACCGCCATGCTGTTCTATTTTAATCAGAAATTCATGTAGAGACCTTAGTCGTTTACAATCATATTCCCGTCTTATAATCTCTAAGGAGTCTTCATATATTTTGTCAGTCATTTTTGAATCTATGTTAACTATAACTTCCTCAATAATTTCTTTCATTCTGTTGGAGCTTACCTTCTGTGCATCTGACAGGGCAAGTCGTATTTTCGGTTGTTTCTTAAAGGAATAAATCATCTGTTCCATGTAAAGAAGCACATCATGGAATTTTCTTAAATAACCTTCCCTTTTTCTTTCTTCTTTTTGAAAAAAGAAATTAAATGCTATGGCTGCCAACAGACAAACAGCTATACATAAAGGATCTAGTTTATAGACTAAACACACAATAATTACTACTGCCAGAATCTTCGCCGAATCCTTTATTATCTGTAAAATTTTTTCTTTCACTCATTTCCTCCCTTTTCTACTACAATATATTTATGGCTAATATCCCTTACAGCCAGTAAGGAACTATCCATCCTGTTACTATCTTGTAAATGGATTATCAATACCATGTAATTTAAACTTTCTTAAAATATCTTCCGGTATATCCTTAGTTAAAATTTTTCCATCTTCATATATCATAACTTTTTCATTTTTCTCGTTATGTCTTGATAAGCACATAACCTGAGCTATGTGTCTTGTTATTTTTTCTCCCTGTTTAACATTTGAATGTAACACCACACCAATATCTATAAAAGAATACACATCATTCTCATTTATGTTTTCTCCCATGTTTCTTAATCGGTCAGGAATTTTACCGGCATCATCAAGATGAATTGTTGTTAAACAATGAACTCCTGCTGATATATTTTCTAAAAGATATTTAACTTCTTTTCCTCTTGCCTCAGCCAGTAAAACCCAAGTCGGCAACTGTCTCTTGCTTGCCTTCAATGCCTCTGCATAACCAAAGTTTTCACTTACTTTTATTTCAACACAATCTTTATCCGGATTTATTGCCGCATATCTAAGCTCCAAATTATCTTCTATCGTGTAAACTCTTTCATATGCCGGTATATAACCGGTTAAATATTTTATGTATTCTGTTTTTCCAACTCCCGGAAGCCCGCCTACAATTACAGTGCAATGGGCTCGTATTGCATTCTCCATAAATGCATCAATTTCTTCTGTGCAATATTCTTCTGAAATTAATCTGTCCTTATTAATTCTTCTTATTGCCGGAGTTTTTCTAATACTAATACTTATTCCTGTATTGACGGCGTTATGATTGGCTGTAGTTTTTTAGCATTGTTCAGTTGGCAGTTTAGCTACTTCATCCATCAACTTTTTGGCTGTTCCGTTTCCTCCCATCTTCCTATAGGGTTCATAAAGATAACTGTACAGTTCCTTGTATTCTTCTGCGCTTATATGCCCACGCTCGAGGTATTTCTCTGATTGCTGTATGATTTTGCTAAAAGCTAACCCTAGGAGGAGCTTTGACTCGTTATTATGCTTTTTGCTTCTATTCAGAAGCCAAGTCCAAAACCCTGTCGAGCCAAATACTGCTACTGCTATTGTTGAAATTACTGTTAATACATCTGCGTTCATTTTTCTCTCCTATTCCACCACTTCGACAGTTAAATACGTTGAATTACCATCATATAAAATTTTATCGCCTGTCTGCGTCGTGACAAAGCACAACGTTAAAATGTCTCCTTCATTCACTTCTATAAGTTTCGGTGGCAAGTAAAGCAGACCGTTCGTAGTTGCATAATCAACAATGTTAATGACAAAATTTGTTGAAGCTGATTTCTGATAAATATACAAATATCTATCTCCACTTGTCTTAATACTGAATCGAATAGCTCCACTTACAAGCACTTTCTTTACTCCAGCTCCGATTTTAACTCCATTATTTGATGGGCTTAATGCAGTGCCTGCAATAGACCACGAGTTCAAAGGTATTGTTTTAGTCGAATATTGGTTGATTGTGTCAATGTTTCCTCCTGTAAGAGTTCCTGTAATAACATTATTTGCAAGGAATATATTGTTAAGATTGACGTTACCAATCTTAACTCCATCGTTTCCCATTTGTGCGATAATTGAGCCACTCGAATTGTACAATTTTAGTGTTCCTTTATTGTTCGATTTAGCTCCGAGCATGAGTGTTCCTCCTGTGACCGAATCGAACGAAAAGCCACCACTTATCATTTTTGATGTTAGGTTAATAACGTCTACTGCTTGCATATTCAATGTACCATCAATCGAGAGTACGGTTGTGAAAACTCCATTAATACCTGTTGTTGATAAGGATAGACCGTCGCTGTTTAATCTTATGACATTTACAGCTTCCTCTTTTGGGAGCTTGTCAAGAATAAGAATCTTATCTCCATCATTGATTACATTTGAACCTTTTAACGCTTCATTTAATTTTTTTTCGAGCGTTGCTTGAACATTTCCTGAAACTGCACTCGATACGCTTTCGGTTATGTTCGACACAAGCCCTGATAAAGATTGTGTGAAATTGCCAAATTCAAGCGATGTGTATCGACCTAATATGCAATCATATTCGTATTTAATTACGTGAGTCAAAATGTCGATTCCGAGCCTTTTATCTTTGACTTCTACAGTGTCGCCAATGTCAGTTATCTTTTCAAGGTTCGCATTTAATGTGTAATTAACTTGTGGGACACTGTTACTCTCAACGTATTCCTCTGCTTCTTTTTTTAAATCTTCGACAAGTGCTTTCTTATAGGCTTCTTCGTCCGTATCTCCGTAACTGTCCTTGTAATCGTCTTCGTTCACAGTATCCTGACTGAAAGATACTGTCTTGGTATAAGGAATGCCATATTGCTTCTCACTCTCAACATACAAGCTTGCTTTTTCATCTAGAGCGTTCAGCAGTATTCCATCCTTTCCAACTGGTAACAATTTCGTTACGACAGAATCCCAATTCTGCTCGCAAGTAATCTCTTTCAGGTTTTTAGCGTACTGAACAGTGACGCCGTTATCCTGACCGATTGACTCTTTAATTGCAATGTTGAAATTGTCTCTAACTAAATGTCCTCCCCATTGTTCTATAACGGTCTGAATTGCCTCATATAGCGAACTTCTCACACAACGGTAAGAAGCTACCGTTGCAATGTCAGAAGTCGTTGTAAAGGCACTTTTTGGTTCTGTAGCGCTGTTCAAATGTGCTAACGCTTCTTTGCAATCCTTATTGACGACATTTGAGTCTGCAATTAAATAATTGGCACTGTCAAAAAAGACGTGTTGACATTTGGCAGTAATCTTATGGCTTGTCTTTGATGGATTGCTAATCCTGAACGCCTGCTCGCCTTGTGGCGTTGGTGCAACAATGATATTTCCTGCTTCTATGTATTCAGCGTCTTTGAGCAGGCATTCTAAATCTAAATAGAACTCACCGTTATCTTCTTTAGTCACAATGGCTCTTGTCGGTTTAATAATAACATTTCCATTTGAAAAAAACTCCTTATCATCAGCGTTGAAAATCTTAATCATATCGTCTCCTATTTAACCTTTTTTTCAAGTTCTGCAATTCTATCAATGAGCGACAGTACCGACTGCCCATTAACGAGTACGTCGCCTGCTTTTGTAATAACAAAGGCATTATGTCTAGCGCTATCTTCTCCATTTCCAACAATAAAGAGAGCGTCCTCGTTCTGCTCGTTAAAATATCCTGCTACCAATTGGTCGCCATTTGATATGTTATCTCTTCCAACAACAACTGAATTATCGCCATTTGTTGTATTGTTAATGCCAATTACAGCATTGTAATTACCACTTCCGAGAGCGTTGTTAGTTCCGATTGCTTTTCCAAAAGCGCCGTTAATTGTGTTGTTATTTCCAAAAGCGACGGCATTAATTGCGTTTAAGCTATTGTTTGAACCAATTGCAAGAGAACCTTCTGTTGGCTTTGATATGACTTTATTTTTACTTCCAAGTATAACCGAGCAATTTGTGCTTTTTCTGAATGTGTTAGAATCTCCCAATACCATAGAATTAGTGAAAACTGTCACCTCATTACCTGAACCAAGCATTATACTTTTTGACATGTCGCTTCTATTTGGAGCATTGCCACCTGTATATATGCTTTGAGTTCCGTTATTTAGACATACGTTCTTACTTGTTAATGTTCCACCCTTCACATCAACATCCTTATTAAATGTTGCGTTTCCGTTCAAAGTTAAGCTCGCATTTATGGTCGTTTCTTCACTAATTGTTGTCTGCGATGGAATGCTTACTCCACCTTCTTTATTTAGCGTAACAACACCTTTTCCTGCAACAGTCACATTACCGTCACCACCGATTATTGTCTCGGCATTGCCTCCGATGGTTAAGCCTCCTGTAATCTCGGCTCTATCATCAACACTATACAATCCTTTGAACGTTGGCTTATCTATAACGGATATAACATCAGCATTGATTTTCACATTTGTGCCTTCATTCATTGATTTCTGAAAAGCTCTCCAGCCACAGTGTGTTTTTGTTCCTTTGGTTTCAGCAACATCGTAGCAGTAATAGTAGTCGCTGTTGATTTTGCTAACGAATAAATCACCTGTCTTAATATTTGGATAGAACGAAGGGTCTGTACTCGGTTTGGCGTCTGTACTAACGTATATATTCGGTGTGTTATCCTTGATATACTTTAGCGAATCTTCCAACTCGTATGTAATTGTCAAAGCGCTAATCATTGCTTGCTTTCTCTGCTCGCTGATTAATACTCCGACGCTTTCGTAGTACAATTCTGCCTCTACTACATCTGCGTCATCGCTTGCATAGCTGAATGTCGTCTGTGCGTCCGTTGTATCTAACACTGTCTTGCCAGCGACAGTTAAAATCAGCTCTGTATTTGGTTGCAAAGTTGTTACAGATATGTCTGTATTTGTCGGAATTAATATCTTGGCTCTTAATTCTGTCGAAGAGTTGGATTTTAACACAATCGGAATATTGCAAATTCCTGTAACAAGATTCTGAACAATCGAGCGTACAGCATTGCCTGCTGTGGCATGATTGTGTCCGTAGTAATCGTTTCTAATATCAACAAGCTCTGCGTCTGCTTTGGTACTTCCATCAGGTAACGCTACGATGTTGTCAATTCTCGAATTAATTTTTACGTCTTCTCTACGTCTTTCGGTCTCTTCAAACTCTAACAGTTTTTTTATGCTCTTAAATTCAACAGTAACAACATTGTTAGCTATAGCATTTTTACTCGTTTCAACCAAATCATCATCAATCGGAATCTCGTTGATTGTTACCGAATTTGCTGTTATTTCTGAATTGCCATAAAAAAAATTATATTTATCATCATCGAAATAAATGTTTGCTTTCATTTTTTAACCCTCCTTTGTAACATCGTAATCAATCATTAAATTACCTTTAATGATTGTGTATATCTCATCATCAACACCGATTTGCAGGTCATACGGATATTGACCTACTTCTATTAATTCTGTATCTCTTGGTGAGAGCTTAACGATATACTTTCCACCTTCTAGTTTTGTGATTCCGTTCGTAAGGCTCTTCTGAAAGAGTTTAGCTTTTTCGTCAGCGTTGTTTTTGCAAGTAAAGTAAGCTGTTTTGAGTTCCTGTTCCATATTCTCAACTTCAAAAATGAACGAAAAAGAATCGCCCTTTGTGATTTTGATATTTATGTTATTTGTTTCGTCTATAATCATATTTAGCCTCCTAAATCCATCTTGAATAATTATTAAACGTTATCTCTTTAACGATTCCTGAATATGACAACGTATTTCTTCCAATATCGAGCCTTAAATCTGCGTAATCACCTGCTATTGCTCTGTTAGCAAATGCTCCTGACTCGTAGTAGGCATTTAAGCCTTCAACATCAATCTTGATTGTCTGATATTCAATATCGCTAAACAACAAAGTTAGCTTTGAATTGTTATTAAGGCTTATATTAACCTCTCCACGAGCTTTTATAGTAATGATAGGCTCGGAGTATACATTGCCGTTGTTTCTAACGATAACATTGCCTTTAGAGTCGTTAATTTCAAAAACCCTTGTATGCTCTGCACAGCTATATTTGAACGGCTGACAGTGAAAAGTAACCTTTGCTGTTTTAAATCTGACTAACTTCTCGAAATCTATCTGCTCTAAAGTTTGAAAGCGATAGAATTTGTCAGGTTCGTTAGAAAAAGTAATAATTCCTTCCGAATTGAAGTAATCAATCACGTCATCGACGTTGTATTTATATGACAATCCAATATCTAACTCCTTGTCATAAGCTGAATAGCCGAGTTTTGTTACAATATCGCCGTCACGTCCGTCTATCTCCTCAATATTTGTCCTTATAGCAGGCTTGATTATAGGAGGAAGGGTTGAAACGACCAACCCTTCAATATTATTTGAATTTTTCCCATTTAGAATAATATATGGTCTCATTTATCCTCCTTTTTTATGTGTAAATTGTTCTCGCAACTGTCTTGTTTACAAATTTACCCATTTCGTAATCGTTCAATTCAACTGTTACTTCAGATAACGCCTGCTTGAACGCATTAACCATGTTTCCATAAGTATTCAATCCGTTTTGACTTGAGACACTTCTTGCAAGACTTGGATTTAAGTCAAAATTAGTAGGTATTGAACCTTGCATTTGACCTGTTACGTCTTTCATTGTCGAATTAAATCCTACGCCCAAGCCAAGAGCCATATTTTTTCCAACTTCATCCCTGAATACTCTTGATGGAGATTTAATCTTGAGCTGTTTTTTAACGCTCTTAATAAGGGATTTAATGTCTCCTCGCAAGCTCTTTGACACTCCACTCATTCCACTCTTCAATCCCACTTTAATTCCTGCTGATATTTGAGTTCCGATTGATTGAGATTGCTTTTTAGCTGTTACGCCAAGTCCCTTTAAGCCTGATGTATACTCTTGTGTTAGTGTCTTAATCTGCTTTTTAGCTTTGGCTTTAAGGCTTGTAATCTGCTTATCGGTTGACTTCTTCAAGTCCTCGTTTTCTTTTTTAGCTCTCTTTTGAGAGATGGCATTTTTTTGATTATAAAGAGTTAAATACTCTTTAAGCTCTGAATCGCTCATCTCATTAACGCTTTTTAGCGTTTTTAGCGACGATACGCCCATTGACTCTAATTCCTTGTACAATGGGTTGTTTTTTCCGATTTTCTTTGAAAGAGAATTTAAGGTTGAATCCCATTCAGTAAGGTCTGTCACCTGACTTTTTAGGCTTTTAGTTAAATCTTCTTTTGAAATCTTATCGTCCAAGCTTGGCTTGTCGAACAATTTAAACGATGACATTATTTCATCTTTTCGTTTTGTAACCGTGTCACTATAAGTCTTTTTAAGAGACGCTATATTCGTGGCTAAATCTTTATTGACTTTAGCAACTCCACTCGTATATGTCTTGGTTAAGCTTGATACGTCTTTTTTAAGCGTTTTTTTAGCCGATTGCATTTGTGCTATTGCAGTCTTGTAAGCTTTCGTGCCTTTTTTAGTTGAATCAGCTATAGCTTTCCAATAGCTAATCTCTTGAGCTTCCGATAGCTTCCCTGCTTTTTTAAGTTCTGTAGCTCTTGATTTTGCAGAAGCTACAATCTTATCGTCTGTTTTTTCTCTTTGCTTTGCTGTTTTTTGTCCTGTTTTCTTCAAAGCTTCATTAATCGAATCATTGACAGACGCAATCTGCTTTTGAACGCTTGCTCTGCTTTTCTTTTTCTTCGCCTTCGCTAATTTTTCCTGCAATTCGTTTCTTTTCTTATAAAGCTTCTTAATGGCGTCCGATTGAGTCTTGTTTATCTCATTAATGCTCTTTTTTTGCTCTTTTTTAACGCCTTCAACAACTCCTCGGGCTAACATCACGCCGACCTCGTCACGCATTTTTTTAGATGGGGAATGGATTCCGAAAAATTTCTTAATTCCCTTCATCACGCTACCCATCAATCCTTTAATCTTCTTTAATAACCAATTTTTAGCGTCCTTGAGACCGTTCCACATTCCTTTCAGTAAGTTAAGTCCTGCTTTTGCCATTTGTGGGACGGCGTCACCTATTCCCTTCACTAAAGCCTTAATAATCTGTGGTATTGCTTTTACTATTTCCACGATGATTTTGGGCAGATTCTTAACAAGAGCAACAAACAGTTTAACGCCTGCGTCAACAATCTTCGGAATGTTGTTGCTGAATGTGGTAAGTATTCCTGTGATTAGCTTTGGCAGTGCTTTAACAATCGTTCTTATGATTGTTGGTAAATTATTAACAAGTGATGTTAATAACTTAACGCCTGCGTTAATAATCTTCGGTATACTTGCTAGAAGCTTGTTGACAATTGATGTTATGATTTTCGGCAATTTAGCAACAAGCTTCGGAATTGCCTTTATAATTCCGTTTGATAGAGCTAAAAGCAACTTAATTCCTGCGTTCAATATTGCAGGAAGATTGTTTGTTAGCGTTGTGACAATATTTTCAATAATTGTCGGTAGCATTGCTGTCAATTGAGGTATTGCGTTTGTTATTCCTTGGATTAATGAGGTTATAATCTGCAATCCTGCCTCTATAAGTTGTGGCAATAGCGATATAAGCATGCTTATAATCTGTGGAATCAATTGACTTATTACAGGCATAATTTGAGGCAATAACGCCAATAACGATGATATACCCTGTTGTACAGCTTCAAGTATCTTCGGCATATTCTGCTGAATAATCGGAATAACCTGATTAATAACTTGTGGCAATGTCGTCGAGATTGCATTTGCTATTCCTGTAATGATTGTCGTTATTCTTGGTACAATGTTATTAACAACGTCAACCAGCGAGTCAACGAAGCTTGAAGCCAAATCGCCAAAGTCCGTATTTTCATCAGCCATTCCTGTCAACATATTCTGCCAAGCCGACTTCATCGAATTGACAGAGCCTTGGATTGTTGTTGAAGCTTCCTTGGATGTTGTTCCTGTAATTCCCATATTTGTTTGAACCTTATGGATAGCTTCAATCATTTGATCGTACGAAACCTTCTGGTCTAAATTTTTAGCAGTTAGCTTTTCTCCTTCTTTTCCGAGGATTCCACTATCTTTTACAAGCCTTGCCATTTCTGACTTTGTACCACCATAACCAAGCTTCAAGTTATCAAGCATTGTGTAGTTTTGCTTTGCGAATCCCTGATAAGCATTTTGTATCGACTGCATATCAGTTCCCATCTTATTAGCATTGTCTGACATATCTGTTACGGCTAAATTTGCCACTTCTGACGCTTTTTTTGTGTCACCACCGAGTCCTTGTAGCAGTGACGCTGAAAAGCTTGTAACTGTGTCCATATATTCGTTAGCCGACATTCCTGCCGTTTTATATGCATTACTTGCATATTCTTGCACCTTTTTCGACGATTTACCGAAAAGCGTATCTACGCCACCGACCAACTGCTCATAATCACCGTAAGAGTCCAATGCCTGCTTGCCAGCGTTGGCGAATGTACTCCCCATTTTTTTTACGCCATTAATCGCTGTCGTAATTGCACTTGTAGCTAGATTTGCAAGAACGCCTTTCATTACTGTGAACCCACCATCAGCAGAACTTTTGGCTTTTTCTCCACTATCCTCGGCTTCTTTAGCGAGATTTTTAAGAGCTATCGCAGTCTTGTTGCAGGTCGTCTCTGCGTTAGCCGTTTGAGTTCTCATATAATTAACAGCCTTTGTCTGCGCCTTATATTTATTAGAGCTTTCATCAACAGCTTTTTTTAGGTTATCAACGACTTTTTGCTGTGCAGTATACTCTGTTGATGTCTTACCAAGAGAGGATTCTATATCTTCTAATTTTTTCTTCTCCTTGTCGTAAGAATCAGTTACTTTGTCGTTGGTTTCTTTTGTCTTTGCAAGTTCAGCCTGCATTGCCGAAAGCTGGCTTTTCATCGAAGCTAACTTGGTCTTCTGTTCTTCTAACGTACTGCTTAACGTTTTTGACGCTGTCGCTAAATCTTTTGTGGACTTATCTCCAACATCAAAGCTTGTTGATGTTGCTTTCATTTCTGCTGACACTACTCTCAAATTTTGAGTTATCTCATATAATGCTTTTTTATATTCGTTTTCACCTGTCAGCTTTACGCTTCCACCAAATGCCATTTTTCCTCCTTTCTAGAACCATTCTTCGCTCTCTTGAGATTTAATAAAAGCTTCCTCATAGGTCATGTTTGCATTTCTTAATCTCATTTCTAAATCCCAATCATCCTTATAATGCTGATAAAGCTTATTGAAGGTTCTTAATGTTAATCTTCCTGTCTCTTTAAGTGACAAGCCGAGCTTGACTTTCCCAATAAAATAAAACCAAGAAAAATCAAAGACAGGTTCTTCCTCGTCTTGCACTATTCGTTTTTTGAATCGTCAACTTTTGTACTTTCGATTACTGTTTCATTTATCTTTTTAGTGGCTTCAATCATTCCTACTTCTGATATGATTCTGCCAACCTGTCTATGTGTAAGAAGCTTGTCATCTGTTCCATTATCCTCGTTAGCAATGTCGATTCCCTCGTTTAACATTTCAGTGAAGCCAAATATGACAGCTTTTGCGTCAGGTTCTCCACTTTCTGAACCGTCGGTTAAATCTCCCCAAGCTTCAAGTGTTCCGTATTTTTCCTGTATTTTTTCCATAACGTTTAAGTTGAATACTAACTTATACTCTTTTTCTTTATATTGGATTGACCCATAACTCTCTTTCATTTCATTTCCTCCAATTTTTTAAATTAAAAAGGGAGATTAGCTCTCCCCTTTTTTTATTCCTTCGCCATCAAGCTTTCAAGGTAAGTTATAGCCTCTGTCTTTGTTTCAAATGTTTTGGTAACAGACCACTTGCCGTTAGCTAAAGCACTTACAACGCCTTCAATTTCTGTTGTGGAAAATTCAAGAGACTCTCCTTTTGTTTCTTCTTCCTGCGATGGCTCGCTGAACTTACACTTGTAAATAAATTCAACCTTGTACTTGTAAGCTCCGTTTACCATTTTTGTGATGATTCTTCCGAATCCAACGTAAGGAGCTGTATCGTTTGCATTTCTTACCATCTCGCCCTGCTCATCAATTGTATGTCCGAGTAATTCAGCGAGTGTTTTTGTGTCATCTTCATCAATTCCTGCTGTTACTGTTGCACTGTTAAATGATGTATCACTTTCAGCAAGTACATCATCAGCATACAGAGTAGCTTCATTGTTTGATACGTCAACATTAAAAGATACAGCTTTAGCAGGTCTCTTCGCCCCATTGTAAGAAGGAGTACCGTCTTCTGCTTCTGTTAATGTGGCATATCTAAAGTTATTCAATCCGATTTTTGCCATTTTTTTATTCCTCCTTTAAAATTGCAAAATTTAATGTTTTGTGATAATAACCTGTATCAGTCTCGTACATATCTGCACTTGACCTGCTAGGTTGCCACACAAAACCTTGTTCTTTCAGCTTTTTCTTGATTTCATTGATTATTTTCGTGTAATTGCCTTTTGAATAAATATCAAAATCGTAATAATCGACATAACCGATAAGTTCATCATCAGCACTTGCCGAATTATCAGCGTCAACTTGCTGATAAGTAATATAAGGCTCGCCATGACCCTCGTATCGCATATATTTAACAGGGACTTCCTTTCCTTCAACTTTGAAATCCTTAAATGTCCTTTCAATTAATTCATTCATTTCAGTAAACCTCCACTTGCTTTCTTTTGGGCGTCGAGCATTGCTTTTTCAATTTGGGATTTTTTGAACGATTTTCTAAAAAACGGTTTTTTCTTAACTCGACTCGAACCATATTCGACCACATTTGCCACCAATGGAGCAGGCACTCGCCTGCCTTTGCTATTGGTAAAGTAGCCGTAAAAACCTACTCTTGTATTAATTCCACCGTCGGACGGCGTCTTGTAAGTTTTTGTAATTTTTAAGCAATTCATTATATCGGAATCGTGAAACGATGAAGGCACATTTGTTCTAACGTTCACTTCAACGACTTCTGCGCCAGCTCTTGTCATTTCAGCAAATATCTCGTCAGCGTTGACTTGAAGCTTTTGAAAGTCCTGCATTATTTCTTTAGGAATCTCCATTCTGAATTTAGCCATTAATGAGTGACTTCCTTTGCCTGAATTTCTAATTCAACATTTTTTTCGTCGATGTTGTTAAGGTATTCGATGGAGTATTCCTTTTCATTAAATTCTATAAGCATATCTCTGTTAATCTCTGTCTTTGGGTAGCGAATTGTAAAGTTTGTGCAAGCAACTTCGAAATCGCTCCCATTCTTGATTAATGTATAGCCTTTGGTCGTCTTAATTGACGCATACGTCTCGAGTATCAATTTCTTTTCTTTAAATTGGAAGCCTTGTTCGTCCGTGATGTAAACTGCTGTATATATTTTGATTTTTTTATTAAACTTGCCTGCATTCATAACAAATTCACCGAGTACATATCGAGGATTGTCTCAACGACCTTGTTAGCGTTTGAATCATTGACGTATAACGCTCTTGTGTCATACATATCCTGACATAAGACGTACATAACTATCAGCATATCAGGGTAATTGTCAAGCTCCTCTTCTGTCCTTCCTGTGTATTTACAAATATAACTCTTGGCAATTTCGATTGAATTTTCGATGAAATCTTTTTCAGTATCGTCAAGCTCGCTTAATCTGATGTAATTCGCAACATCCTCACAAGTAAGCTCACTAACTTTTTTAACTTTTTTCATTTAATACCTCCTTCGAGGTTATTTCTTTTTTGGCGTTGTTTTTTTAATTTCTTCGATATATTTTGCATTAAGAAGGTCTTGAGCGACCTCCTTATCTGCAATATCTACCACTTCGCCAATAGTGGCTGAAACAATGCCACTAAAAGATATTAATGCTTTATATTTCATTTAACACCTCTTATGCGCTCTTAATAGTTAATTTGGCGATTCTCTGTTCGTCAATCACTTTGGCGTCAAATTCGAACCAACCAACGACGCCGTCACAATGCTGTGTTGCGAATTTTTCTCTTAAAATCTGAATATTGATTTCTTCCGAGAACTTTGTAGCAAGACCTGACATATCGCCGTAATAAATGGCTGTCTTTCCTTTGGCAATGTCTGACATATTGTCAGTAACATATACAGGCTTTCCTAAAAGTGTAGTCCCAAACGGAGCTGACACGTCATCCTGCAATAAATATCTACCGTTTCCGTCTTTAAGAAGTCTTAAAGCTGTTCTTGTAGCAGGTGACATTACCCAGATAGCATTTCCCTGAAATTCATCTTTAATTGAATCGTGTAACTGAATTACTTCATCAGCAGTGATTGCTGTAGCTGACGCTGATTCAATACCATTCTTTAATGTCGAAAGTCCTGTTACTTTTGAATCTGTTCCGTTAAGCAACTCGCCTTCAATAAATCTCTTGATTGAATAAGCCATTTCATCAACCACGAATGACACAATGTCAATCTGTGCATTGTTGATTAAAGAGCGTGAGATTTTAGTTAATGCTCCTGCTAAAAATCCTGTTAATGTAACAGAGCTAAACTTACCTGTTGAGCTTGTTAATTCTTCGAACTCGTTAGCGTAAGCAACATTGATGTTGTTAGCGTCAGCAGGATAGTAAGGTACCTGTAGAGTTCCTTTTACATTAAACTGCTGTGATTTTTCAAGAATAGGACATATATCGTATACTTTTTTGATAATCATATCAACAATAGTAGACGGAATTAATGCGCCATTATCAGTTTTTGTTAATTCGCCTGCTCTTTCGTGCATAACTGTTCCACGAATATAATTTTCAAAGGCTCTCTTTTCTTCTTCAGCAGTGTCCTTTTCTTCTTCTTCTTCTTTTGGAGCGTCGTCTTCCTTTTTCTCCTTATCGTCTGCCATTTCTTCAACGTCGCTCGCAAGAAGCTTTTTCTTGATTGCTTTAACGTCGTCTTTGATTTCAGCTAATTCTTTAGCTTCATCATCAGTAAGTTCTCTTACTTCGCTTTTAGCATTCTGAACGATTGCTTCTGCTCTTGTAATTAAATCGTTCTTCTTTTCGATTAATTCTTTTTTTCTCATTCTTTAAATCTCCTCCTTCATTTCCTTAATGATTTTTTCTGCTTTTGAATAATCAATTTCAGCCTTTTCTTCTTTAGGCTTTTCTTGAGGTTGAGGTAATTCTCTGATTTCTACATCAGTGATAAAAGCCTCACCTCTGAATTGGATGTCATCCTCACTTCTTGCTGTAATTAGCGTGCCATCATAAGCAGGAGTTTTGGATTTATCCAAGATTGATACTTCATGGAGTATCAAATCCTTGACATTTCGAAGTGGAAAGCCTGTCTCGGCGTCTGTTCCACTTTCTACGCCGTCAGGCGTATCTTCAAAGCCGAAAGACCAACCTACAAGGTCGCCTCTTCGTGCTTTTTCGACTACCTCTGTGTCTGTGATTGTAGCTCTTGCTTTAAGTCCGATGCTATCCTCTTCAAGGGTTAAGTTTCCTTTTGAGATAGAGCCTAAATCCTTATTCCAATCGTGGTTGAGAAGAATATGTACATCATTCCTCTTGATTGCTCGGTTAAACGCTCCCTTTCGAATTTTTTCAACAAACTTTCCAATCCTAGACATAAGAGGCTTCGAATTTCTTTCGACAGCATTAACATAGCCTTCTATCTCGACGCTGTCTTCTCTAATCTGAATTTTCATTCAGTCCTCCTTCTGCCGATAAATCAGCTTGTGTATCTGTGTTCGGCGTATAGAATGTGTGTGTATTTGTATCATACAAGACAGCTCCAAGACCAACATTAACCACGTCTAATCCTTCGATATAATCACGGTTCTCTTCCTTACGAATCTCGTTAAGAGTTAGCCATCCTGTTTCTTTAGCTGTCTTATATGCTTCAAATCGTTCTTGGATTGACGCCTTTAATAGTTCTTTTACGTCAAATTCAAAGAAGTAATTTTTCTTTTCTTTCTCTAAAAGTAAATCTCTGTTTAATGCTGTTTCAAATGCCTTTACTATCGGATAAATAGCCTCCTTAAACGTTAGCCAAAAATCATCCGTGATGTGAAATAAACTGTTGATTTCTTCTTGCAAGGTCTTCTTGCTTTCATTCAACTGCATTTCAACAGACGAATTGCTTGCCTCCTGAAACTCTATTCCGTTATTGAGAACGCATACATTGTTCTCGTTATTGGCATACATTTTACGCCAAGCATTTTTTAAAACATTGATTTCTTCCTGACCCAATTTTCTTTGTGACTTTAAAAAGCCTTTCTTGTTTCCACCTGTCTTCACAAGCGAAAGCTGATATATCAATGTCTGGTAAGCTGTCTCTAATGCTTTAGACACTTCTGTTATTAAACCTGTACCACTTGCTCCATCTTTCGTGTTTCTTAATAGCTTGATAAATTCAAACGATTTATACTCTTCGCCGTTAACGTCAAATGTGTAGCTCTTGAACACAGGGTTTGTGTTTTTAAAAACTGAAATATATCTATCTTCTACGTAGTACAGTCCAGCTACATCGTTTCTTTTTTTTCTGATATAGCAATAGCCACCTTTCCCAAGAAGGTAATCTTCAACCATCGCTTTTTTAAGCTGAAAGCCGTCTAATGTGTCTCCTGTATCGCCGTTTAGCATATTAACTCTAGCGTCCTCGACCTCTTCAACCTTGCCTTGTTCAATCTTGTATAATCTGACAGGCATTGAAGCTACAGAGTTCGATATGAAATCAACAGCTCCACTGACAGCAGGAAGTGTTAGAGCTTTATCTCTTGTTATCGTCTCACCTTCAAGTAGAGCTTTAAGTAAAGCGTCGCTTACTTGTGGCTCGACGATTGGTTCAGCTTCTCTTTTTCTGAATAAACTCATTTGTTTCTCCTTAAAAAGTTTGAATAACGAAATCCATCTGATTGAGGAAGTAATCTTGTTGTAGTAGATACACTGCATTGATTAAGCTCACTACCATATCAACCTTACCTTTAGATTTCTTTTTATTTACATATTGGTTTTTATTTGTGTCATAAACGCAACGTGCGTTTTGGAAATTTATCTCAAGCAAATTGTTTTGCGTATATTTAAACTCTCTGCTTAATATCTTTTCTTTTAGCAACTTAGTTGGTGGATGAAGAACCGACGAATGCTGTCTAATCTCCACCAAGTTATATCCTTCGCTTTCCAACTTCTGTGCTGTGCTTAATGCGTTCCATCTGTCATAGCCGATTGCTTGGATTTGAACGCCATATTTTTCTTCTAGATTTAAAATAAAATCTTCAACAAATTTATAGTCAATAACTCTGTCACCACAAGCTATTACTTTATTTGTTCTCAACAATTCTCTATAGTTAACTTTCTCGTATGCCTGCTTCTCTTCAATTCTTCCCTCGGGAATAAAAGCAAACGATTCGGCTAACACATTGTTTGCATCATCAACACTCACCATTGACACGGATGTATTATCGTTAGTTTCTGACAAGTCGAGACCTAAATACACTACTCGACCTCTCCAATCTATTTTTGCCACCTTACACTCCTGCACATCCTTAACGTCTATGTATGTTTCTGTTCCAACTCCCTGATATATGATGTTGCAATGCTTTGTGACAAAGTTCTCTCTCGACGACTCAACAGCTATCGCCTTCGCTCTTTTCTTTAATAAGTCTTCCCATATTTCAGGAATTTCAAGAGCGACAGGGTTCGCTTGCTGTAAAATCAAGTCATCTGTTTCCCAGCCTTTGGTTTTGTCAGGCTCGTACAAAAGAGCGAACACTGTTTCATCTTTTTCTATTCCGTCAAGAACTTTTTTAGCATATGAAACCTCGTCCTCGAACGGATTGTCAACGGTTGGATATTTGGTTGAAATAATGAACCCTAACTTATTGAGTATGTTAAGCTGTCCTGACCTCATAGCTTCAATCGGATATGAGATTGGCAACGCTCCAACTTCATCGGCGCAGAAAACGTTTGGCAACTTACCATCCATTCTCGAGGTTGAATACGATAACGGAATGTACTGTGTATGAGTTGGATTAAACATGATATAGTCACGCAAAATTTTAAATCTCTTCTTGCTCCTATATTCGTAAATCAATGGAGACGACCTTATTGTCTCGGATATTGATTCCCTTATTTGTCTCGATAAACTTCCGTCAGGAGCTACTGAATAGAATTTCGAGAATTTAGGTTCTGTTAAGAATAGCAATATGAAAAGCGTCGCTACAGTATAAGTTTTGAAGTTTTTTCTACAAATTTCTAAAATGCCTGTTTCATATCTTCTCTTGTTTTCGTTGTCACGATAAACTGTGCAAAGAATCGCTGTATAAAAGAGCCATTGATACCCACACGTACACTCATACAAGCTCTGACCTGCTTTCAATCCTTTAGGCATTACTAAAAGTTTAAGTACGCTTTCAATCTGTTGAAGCTTATGTTTACTTATCACATATTTTCTGCTCTTTTCTTCGCAGATTCTCATAAACTCTCGCATTTGAGCTTTGACGTACTTCGGAGTGCTTTTTTTCTTTATGTTTTCTTTGCAAAAATCATAAGCTTTATTCACTCACATCACTCCCATTTAATATTCGTAATAATGGGTCTTCTTCGTCGTCTGTAGTATCATCAACCTTGTATGCCTTTAATATCTTCATTAGTGAAGCTACAGTTTTGTTTGCAGAGTCAGTCGTTTTGTTGTATTCGGTCACGGCAGGACTTGTATACAAATTCTGTCTGCCTTTGACATATTCCTTCTTAACGAGCATTCCTTCTTCTTTCATTGTTTTTTCTAACTCTGCTAAAATGTTTAATTGAACTTGATAACGCTTGAATGTTGTTACAAAAAAGAAATTGCTTTGAGCGCCACTTTCCTCGGCGATTCTAATAATCTCCTCGGCTTGCTTTTGCAAATTTATCTTTTTATCAGCCATTGTTTTTTCCTTTCTTTAACAATTTTTCAAGTCCAACCATTGCTCCTTTTTTATCGCCTGCAATGATTTGTCCTTTAATTGTTCTGTATTGCTGTTTAGTTAATAAATCTTTATTCTTTTTTAATTCCTGAAACTCTCTCATATTTTTTCAGCCTTTCCACCTGTAAGTTCTTCCCATCTTTCAATTATGACATCAACGTAGCGAGGGTCGTATTCCATCATGTAGCAGTTTCTGCCTGTCTGCTCACAAGCTATCAATGTTGTTCCACTTCCTCCAAACAAATCAAGTACGTTTTCATTTTTTCTCGTACTGTTTTTGATTTGATACGCAATTAAATCAACAGGTTTCATCGTCGGATGTTCAGCATTTCTCGATGGTCTATCGAAATCCATAACTGTTGTTTGAGTTCTATCGTCAATAAAGTAATGGCTTGCTCCACTTTTCCAACCATATAGGCAAGGCTCGTGTTTCCATTGATAATCTTGGCGTCCGATTACTAGCGAATTTTTATTCCATATGAGTTGTTGTCGAACCTCCAAATCTGCTTTTTCCAAAGCTAACATAAAATTAATCGTTTCTCGACTCGCATACCATACATAAAACGAAGCACCAGCTTTCATATGTTCATATGCATTCTTGAAAGCGTTATAAAGGAAATTCTGAAACTCGTCTTGCGTCATTGCATCATTTTCAATTTTAAGTGCGTCACTTGTTTTTCCTTCATAATCCACATTATATGGAGGGTCAGTCAGGAGTAAGTTAATCTCCCCCCCATTAACAAGAGTATTGACGTCATTCTCTGATGTTGAATCACCACACATTAAAGTATGATTGCCCAATCTATATACATCGCCACGTTTCGATTTTGGCTCTTTCGGTGGCTCTGGCAATGTGTCATTGGTTATGACTGAATTGTCTATCTCCAAATCTCCAATCTCTATCTCACTGAATCCGAAATCAGTCATATCCATATCTATATCTTCAAGCTCTACGCTCAACTTATCTAAATCCCACGTTGCGACCTCGCCCACCTTGTTATCAGCGACTCTGAACGCTTTAACCTGTTCATCCGTCAGGTCGGTTGCTCTTATACAAGGCACTTTTTCCAATCCTAATTTTTTCGACGCTTTTAATCGTGTGTGACCTGCGATTATGATGTTGTTTTCGTCAATTACGATTGGGATTTTAAAGCCAAATTCGTTTATTGAATTAGCGACATAATCCACGGCTTCATCGTTATGTCGAGGATTGTTTTCGTATGGCGTTATATCGTCAATTTTTAAATATTCAACCTGTAATTCCTGCAATGTCTACTTCCTTTCTTTTTCCAAAAAACCTTTGAGTTTTTAAAATTGTGTAAATAAAGGTATGGGGGTGGTTCTATCATTTCGATGGTAATTTTATATTTTTAGGAGGGGGGAGTAGATTTCTCCCTCAATAATGCCAATTTAAGTAGGTGTTGCTTATCTAATTCGCCACTATCAGCCATCTTATGATGTTTGACGCATAAGCATATTAGATTTTCGTTGTTCAGCAATCCTTGTGGGTTGTCTTTTAATTTTTCGATATGATGAACCTCTAGCCCCTTATATGTATATATTCCCTCATACCTGCACACTTCGCATAAGTAATTGGCTTTTTCCCTTATCTCTTTTGATTTCTCTTTCCACCTATTGGTAGCTCTTAATTTCCTCTCGTTGGCTGTGCTTTGCTTGCATATCTTTCCAACGTAGCATTTGTGGTTAATGTCATGTACTTTCCCACACCTCGAACACGCTTTATACATTTAACTTCTGTCCTGCGTAGATAAGGTTCTTGTCTTTGATGTTGTTCTTCTTAACCAAGGCTTCAACTGTTGTGTTGTATTTTTTAGCGATAGCAGTTAATGTGTCGCCTGCTTTAACTGTATAAGTCTTTGACTTTGCAGGCTTTGCATTAGGCTTTGTGCTAGGCTTTGCCGTAGCCTTGTAGCCATTAAATCCTTTAGCTTTAATCAAGCTTGGAAAATCCTTGTAGGCTATATCTAAATCAACTGTCTTTCCTCCTGCTTTCCCACTGTCTGTGTACTGCCACATATCGAATCCGTCGATGTTAATAGTAGGCTTCTTTTCGCACCACTTGGCTATCCATTTTGTGTAAGATTTAACTCTCGCCGTGTCGATGTATGTACCGAACCAACTCTGTGAAGCATATATTCCTACATAGAAGCCTTTGTCTTCTAGATATTCGCAGAAGGCTATGATTGCGTCTGTCACACCTTTTTTACTCTTGGTCTGCCACTGTGAGTTTTCAACATCAATGTAGATTGGCATTTCGAACTTTTTCCCTTTCAGGCATTTCTCATATAAGAATTTGGCTTCTGCTTTTCCTGTAGCCTTGTTATTGGCACAACTGTACCAATACACACCTATGTTTAATCCTTCTTCTTTTGCTTTCTTGTAGAACGCTTCAAAGCAGGAGTCTTTTACCTTTTTTCTGTCTGCTCCATAGCCTGTATAGCCTCCTCTCAAGATTACAAAGTCAAAATTCTTTTTTAAGGCAACAATATTAATGCCTGCCTGATGTTTGCTAATATCTAACCCTTTAACCATTTTTCGCCTCCAAATTCATTACAGCACTTAACCCTGACGCTATAGCACTGACAATTAGACCTGTTATTGCTGACTCAATCACTTCCTTGCCACTTCCGAAGTCGATAAGTGTCACATTAACAGCTATATATCCGATTGCTGTCTGACAGAATGTCCTGACAGCTCTTTTTAGTGTTTCTTTCGTTGCTTTCATATACTGCCTCCTTTCTTCCGTTCAAATGTAGCATATTTGAACCTCTCATTTTCTATCATCTTTTTTAAAGAAAATAATATTTTTTTCATTTTTTCTATTGAATTGCAATGCAAGAAAAGCTCCTGAATATGTATCGAGATTAATTAGCGAGAAGCTATTAAACATTCCAACAGAAGCAGGTGATGGATTACGCAGTGGTTCGAATGGCTGAATATGAGAAGATGTGTCAATATACAGACGCATTGCAGGAATACGTTGACGGACTGACAGATAAGCAGAAGCGAGAAGTAGTCGAAATCGACGAAAAAAGGTACGTTAAACACATTCTTGACTTTCAGAAGCTCTATTTATAACAGATAAATAAAAAGCAGGCTATTTGCCTGCTTTTTTTATCTTTGAAATAATTCTGTAAATTTGAGCCTCCGAATATGATACCTCGGTGATTATCTCCCTTATTTTTTTTCGTTTGACAAATCTCAAATAATATATCTTATCTCCAACTTCGCAAGATTCAATTAATTGTTCTCTTTTTTTCGAGAGCAACCATTCCCAATCCTGCATTGTAGCTTTGGCTTCGGACGCTTTGTGAGAATGTTCTACAAGTGCCTGCTCATACTCTTTTTGGGCTTCGGAATACTTCTGTTTAATCCGTATGTAATCTTCATATATCACGCCGACCCTCCTTACTTTTTCGTTACGATAATAACTGTTAAGCATATGATTGCTGTAATAATGATAGCTGTATTCATTTTATGCCTCCTTTCTTGCAATTTCTGTGGAAATAAATGCATGTTCCTCTTCTCGTCCTACTAAATTCTATTCCGTCCTCAAAGCGTTCAATTCTTTTCCCACATTTGGGGCAGGTATCGTTGTAGCTTTCAACGAACCCTTTCCACTTTTCTGATTCATTAATCATCTTCTTCCTCCTTAATTTCGTCCTTGAGGTTTTTAATGATGTTATTAAGGATTTGAACTGATAGTTCGCTTGTCGTCTTGTTATTAATCTCTCCTGCACGTTTTCTTTTTTCTTCCAGCTTATCTCTGTAATTGTCGTATTGATTGCCGTTAATGACGTCTGCTTCAAACAGTTCCCACAGTTCTCTATCCGTGTGTATCTGTTCTCCTTTGACTGTCACATACACTTCTTTCAATTTTATTCTTTCTTTTTCGCCTTTTTTTCTAAAACGTTCTCTCGATTTCTCAAGCTCCTTTAATACTGCATTGAGTGATTTAACTGTCGTGTTCATTCTTTTCCTCCTTTTTTTGAGCTGTGTAAGGCTTCCTCTTGAATTGCTTCTTGGCTTCTGCATTTCGACCAATGGCAATAAACAGCCTCTCGTTGTATGTGTTAACAAATCCAAATGCTTTTTTTGTTCTTTTCATTTTGCCTCCTTAAATTCCTAATTCTTCTGCAACCGTATCGTTTACTATGCTCATTGCTTCGAGCATTTCTTTTTCTCCTGTAAGCTTTCTGATTTTTTCAAAAATCTTAATTTCTAAAAAAATCAACTTGTTAAGGATTACATCTCCTGTTCCTACAACCATTGATTCTCCATTGCTTACTTTAATCATTTTTTTATTCCTCCTATAAATCCAATATCTTTTTTAATTCTGAATAATCATCCTTTAATTTTTCTTTTCTTCTGTCCTGTCCTGTTACTTCTACAGGAATACACATTTCAAGAAGCCTTGAGTAAATCCTCTGCTTTCTCACTTCCGTTGGGTGCTTTATCTGTTCGGCTGTAAGGTTTGTTGTTACGATTAACGGCTGACCACTTCTGTATCTTGCGTCGATAATACTCTGAACAATTTCGCCCATATACTCTGTATCACGTTCACTCGCCAAGTCGTCAATCACAAGTAGTGAAAAATCGTCCAATCCGTCTATGTAAGCTTGTTTACCCTGCCACATTCCACTTATCGTATTTGTCAGCCTCGAGAAGTTCGTCACCAAGCAGGGAAAGCCTCTGTTTATAAGCTCGTTGGCTATGCAGGCGCTAATAAACGTCTTCCCTGTTCCGACTGTTCCGTACAGAAGCAATCCTTTGCTCTGCTTGTACATTTTTCTGAAATTCTCGACGTAATTGTGAGCTATTTTCGAGATTTTTTCATTCTTCAAATCGTCATGTTCAAACGTCCAATTTTGCAATTCCGAGTCAGGAAAGCCCATTCTTCGCAATTCTCTAATGCGTTTAGCCTTTTCTTCTTTTTCTCGCTCTGCCTCTTCTCTGTCTCTCTTCTCAGCTTCGCACTTGCATAAGCAGAATGGCGTCCTGATTTTTCCGAAGACTTCTATCTTCGCTTGCTTTGGTGTTCGACACTTGTGGCAGTACAGTAAGCCGTCAACGTAGTAGTCGCCATCTTCTGCCTTAATGCTTGTGTTCTTCTCAATTTCATCAACAATCATTCATCCCAACTCCTTGCGTCTTTTTCTCTCTGCCTATCGTCTAATGTTCTCGCTCTACATAAGATGTAGATGAATATTATTACTGCTCCAATTACCATAATAATAGCTATTGTATTAATAATTGCCATCTAATCACCCTCTTTCATAAATACCAACCAATGTGTCTTTGCTCTTCTGTTTCCTAATATTGGCTTTTGTGAAAACAATGGTAGAATTTCTGATAGCTTTATTTGCTCTTCATTCCACTTAAATATCAAAGTACCATTAGGCTTTAATACCCTCATGCACTCTGAAAATCCTTTGCTTATATCTTGTCTCCACGTATCAGATAATTTTCCATACTTTTTGGCCATCCACGAATTTTCTCCTATTTTCTGTAAGTGTGGTGGGTCAAATACCACCATAGAAAAACTATTGTCCGTAAATGGAATGTTTCTGAAATCACCTATTATGTCAGGTTTTATTTCTAACTTTCTGCCATCACATAAAACGTCTTCTAATTCTCTACAATCCATAAATGTTACTTTGGAATTATTTTTATCAAAGTAAAACATCTTACTACCGCAACATACATCAAGTATTGGTGTTTCCATCTATTCCGCCACCTTTCACTATCTCAATTGCAATTTCAATACCCCAAGCTCTTTCATCAAATTGCTTTATCCTTTCAGTTTCATCAAAGAATGTTGGACCTTTTCTTTTTTCAATACGTTCATCATATTCTTTGACTTTATATTCCAATTGCTCTAAAACCTTATCCACATCATAGGCTGTTGGCTGATGTTCTAACAACTCCCTGCATTCAATGCATAGTTCTATTTTTCTTGCCATACTATCTGCAATGCTGGTTAGTCCATTCTCCATATAGATTTGTTGTTTCGCATCTAACTTTGCTATTTTATCGTTCAACTCTTTAATCGTTATATCTGCGTCTATTAATCTCATTCTAATCACTCTCCTTATTCTGGTATTCCGATTTTAATTCTGAAAAAATCCTGTTTCATAGTCAACTTTAATAGGCTTGTCCCCTATTATTTGTGTTTTTAATGTTCTATCTTCAAGTGAAAGAATAATCATACAATCGTTTAGCTCAAATATTTGTACATCTCCTTCACTGAATTTTACATCTTCTCCATATTCCTTTTCATATGCATCTAGCAATATATTTATTAAATCTTTATTCATCTTCCTGCTCCTTTCAACCTATAGCGTGATATGCTATCCAAACGATAAATATAAAAATTGCAATTAAGCACTCTGCCAGAAAAATATATGCATATACATCACTGTCAAATATGTTAATTAAAATCCATATATTCCCAGTCGCTAGTATGCTTATTAAAATTGCCTTAATTAATCTTATCCAATCCATCTAGTCCTCACTTTCTTGTTGTACAATTAAATGTTCTTTCATTTTTGCTCCACAATTTGGGCAGTAATCTGTCAATGTATCTTCTTCGCCGTAATGCTCCCACCCACAACAAGTACATTCAAACACGTCGTAAACAGGACAGCCATCTGCATAGCCATCATATTCAGTTCCTATCCACTGTCCTTTGCGTCTTCTAAGTCTCGATTTAACTTTTAATTTATTGACATCTCTAACTATCTTGTCATATAAATCTAAAGTGATTTTATCTGTGTAGTTGTTATCTGCTAAAATCTGTAAAACATCTGCTTTCTTGATATATTCGTCCATTACTAATCCTCCAACTCTCCTTCTATTTGTTCGCCCCAATCAATCCCATCATATCTTTTCAATTTTCCGTGTTTTTTTAATCGTCTAATTTCTGCTAAATACATTTTATACGATTGTTTTATCCGTCTAACTTCCGTATAACTGCAAGCACAATACATTAGATAGTTTTTTATCTTCTGTTGTTCTTTTTTTCTTTGTCGCTTATTCATTACTAATCCTCACTTTCTGCTAGTTTTGCGTATTTCCAAGATAACATATCAGTTTTATCTTCTATTGACCAAGATGTTTTTCCACCATTCCAAGCATAAACTTTTCCATCTTTAAACTTAGCAAAGTATCTTTTCAACCACAAAGCCTGTTCAGATTCTCTAATCAATATAGGTGTATCAACCTTAACCTTGCTCCATTCAACTTCAGGTTCTTCGTATTCGGAGAACAACCATTCCTCTATATATGGTTTACAATCTCCCTTTTCTCCAAAATCACATTTGCCACAATGACATTCTCTACACTCTACAGGCTTATCATTTAGGACAGCTAGTTTTGTTGTGTTTATCACTTCTGTATCTATCAGTATTTTTTTGTATTTCTCAATATTTAACATTCCTCTCACTCCTTAACATTTCTTAACATTTTCTTCTCGCTTCTCATCTGCAATCTCGTACTGTAAATCGCATATGTAGTTGGTTAAAATCTTAACTACAACTTCACTCTTTGTTTTATTATTATCTTCGCCAGCTCTTTTTCTTTTAGCTTCCAGCTTATCTCTGTAAGCGTCATATTGCTTGCTGGTAATAACATCGCCTTCGTACAGTTCGAATAACTCTTCGTCTGTATAAATCTTCTCACCTTTAACAGTTATGCAGACTTCATTAACCTTTGCTCTTTCCTTTTCTGCTTTTCTGATAAAGCGTTCTCTAATTTTTTGAAATTCTTTCAAGAGCTGTTCCAATGCTTTTGTTTCTACGCTCAAACTACTACCTCCTCTAATTGTTCAAAATAACTACAAAAATAAAAATTAATAGCACCATTAATATAAGCATCAGTATGTTGTATAAGATTTCTAAAATTTCTTTTAATTTCTTCATGTTTTACCTCTTACTTAATCTTTAACTTTGTTCTTTTTTTCTTGTTCTTCGCTCTGTCTCGAATCTTCTGCATAGTCTCATCCCAATCCTTAATCAATAAATCAGGCATATTCTTTGTTTTTTGTTTATAAATTCTGCCAAAGTAAAGCTTGTATTTTTTCTTTGTTCCAACTCTAGCCTGAAATTCTTCTTCGGTTAAATCGTAGTCTTTTAGAATTTCTTCTTTTGTTGATGTAGCTACGAATCTACCACTAACATATACGTTGTATTCGTCCAATTATTTACCTCCTACTCTTCTTCACTTCTAAAATGCAATTCCATTAAGTCTGCAATCATAAGATATTCTTTAGCGAATTTACTGTCTTTATGAGTTCCTTTGACCTGTTCCCTGAACTCGTCAATTGTTCCATAGAAGCAACCACATTGCGTTCTAATTACTCCATCTTCGCATCTAAAAAATGTTGTTGGTCTATATTCACTGCCAAATCCTTTTATGTAAGCAATGTCTTTATCGCCTGATACCCTGCCGTCGCCTGATACCCTGCCGTCGCCTGATACCCTGCCGTTGCCTGATACCCTGCCGTTGCCAAATACCCAGCCGTTGTCTGATACCCAGCCGTTGCCAAATACCCAGCCGTTGTCTGATACCCAGCCGTTGTCTGATACCCTGCCGTTGCCTGATACCCTGCCGTTGCCAAATACCCTGCCGTCGCCTGATACCCAGCCGTTGTCTGATACCCAGCAATTACCCTCTTGTGATAAATTCTCTTCTTTTTCAACCCAGCCACCGAGTTCTCCTTTTTTTACATTTCCAAAAGAAACCAATGCCCTGATTTGAAAAAGTTTTCTCCCAAAATACATTTTTGAATTTGTTGTTAATTCGAATTTTTTCATTTTAACCTCCTAAAGTATGCCGTCGAGGATGTCGTCCTCTTGGCTTTTTGCTTTTTTATCTTCTTTCAGCTCGTATACTGACTGCCAACTGTGTTCAATCGACTGCTCTAATATCTTAATCTGCGTATCTTCATCGTCTGACAGCTTTTGAAGTTTACTTAACATAATCTTCAATGCCTGCTCACTCATTGGCTTTTTAATCAATTTGCGCATTTCAATAAAATCGAATATACTTTTCTCAAGAGTGGAGTTAGAGGTGAATGTATTAATCGTGTCTATATATATATTCTTACTCTTACTCTTACTCTTACTCTTACTCTTACTCTTACTCTTACTCTTACTTGGACACGTTGGACTTACGTTGGACATTCGTTGGACATTGTCCTCATTTTCTTCTTTATCTTCAATAAGCAACTTCTCTTTCTGTCTGTGGAGTCGTTTCTGTTCTGCCCAATAGCTTTCACTTCCAATCATCTTGTTAACTTCCTGCATAAAATAAGTGCCATCATCCAATACTTCCATCATATCCAACTGCTCGAATATCTTAATCGCCGACCTGACAGTATCTACGTTTGTATTTGTTATCGTCGCCAGCATATCTTCGTTGTAAGGAATATCCTCGTTAAATCTTAAATTCCCTTCGTGGTCTACTGATTCGCATAAAAGCTTTAAATAAAACAATATGTAATCCTTGCCGTTTGGCATTGATTCTATGATTCTTATGTCATGTCGCTTAAAAAAATCTTTTTTCAGCTTTAACCAGTAGTATTTTTTATCTTTTTCTGCCATAGCTACTCCTCTCTTAAGTGATATACAGTTACAAGCTTGCCTGTATATTGGCATTTCTTCTTACCAATAGGCTCAACTACTCCTTGCTTTGACATTTCCGTCAAGCGTGGAGCTGTGAAGTTTCGTTCGCTTGTTGGAATGTAGTGCTTAATCTTCATCAGTACAGCTACCTCTTTAGCAGTAGCGTCGCCTTCTTGCAAGCATTCTCGTATCTGCTTGTATCTTAACTGCTTGTCTACGCTCTCGTTAGCGTCTGCTCTTGTGTCTAATGTCACGCATTCTCCTGCTCGTCGTTCTATCATTCATCTACCTCCTCAATCGTTAATATTACTTTTGTTTCTTTAGCATATTCGAACGTGTCCTTGAAAGCTGTAACGTATCTTCGGCTATCGTCTTTCAGCTTGCCACATTTAACTAATGCGTCTAATATATGCTTTTTGGCGTAGCATACGTTGTCAAGGTCACGTCTCTTGTTCCCTTCAATCCAATTAAAGTGTATTCTTACAGGCTTCTCGAACTTTGGGAGTCTCCTGATGAATATTCCGATGTCATTTTCAATGTCTCGTTTAAACTTTGACGCCTGATAAGGATTGCTCCTGCATACATTAATGTATTCGTTTAGGCTTGGAAGCTTCATCGGAATTTCACAGGTAACTCTTGCCGTATCTTTTGATGAAATCTTCTCTTGTTCCATTTTTGGTTTCCCACCTTTCCTGACATTCTTTTTTTAATCTTAAATCTAATTCTCTGTTGCCGTTATGAACGCCGTATCTGCTCATGTTGTGATGGTTGGCACATAAAAATACCCAACATCCATCCTGCTCGGATAACTTTCGATTCGCCATTCCGAAAAAGATATGATGGCGATGTAGGTTAATCGTCGTGTGGCAACAGTAACAGCTTTTTTCATTTGATAAAATTGACTTGCTCATTTCCACATTCCTTTCAGTCGTTCAATCTCGGCAGGCGTCATTGTTTCAATGCCTAAATTTTTAGCCTCTTGAACTATCCCATCTATGAGTAAGCTCATTTCTCTTGTGTCATACTCACTTGAACCCTTAAAAATGCGATAATGCGTAAACTTTTTGCCGTTAAGGTAAGATTGTCCCACTTTTTCATAATATTTGAAATATCCGTCAATTTTTACGCCTGAAAGTATACTTACGAGTTCGCTTTGACCGTAACTCTTCAACATTTCAACATATACGTCCTCTTTTTTGAGAGGTGGTTTCATTGCTTCGGCTATCTTGGTTATTAACAGCCAGCAATAAGCGTTAGCGTTAAGTGACCTCTTCTCACGATGTTCCTTGATGTCAAATAGCTTATCTCTGCTCTGATTGAATAGCCATTGAATTAATTGCTCTACGTTTCCTGTCATATATCCTCCTAAAACGGTAGCTCTACATCGTCAGGTACATTGACAAATCCGTCGTCATCAGGTTTCGCTTTTTTACTTTCAGCAAATTCCTGTCCCTCAACAATTACGTCTGTAGTGTAAACTGTCTTTCCATCGTTATCCTGATAACTGCCTGTCTGAATACGACCTTCAATTATAATTTTTATTCCCTGATGGAAATACTTTTCTGCAAACTCGCCATTTTTACCAAAAGCTACACACCTGATAAAATCTGCTGTCTGTTCACCATCTTTCTTATATCTTCTGTCAACTGCTAGGGTATATCTTGCAATGGCTAACTGATTATCGTTAGCGTCCGTCTTGTAAGTAATGTCAGGGTCTCTAGTTAATCTCCCCATTAATACTGCTTTGTTCATTCTTTTCCACCTCCACTTTTTCTTTTTTAAGATAAACCAAGCCTAATAAATCTGTGTCTGTTAATCTTATGTAAACAATGACGCTATTCCAATCACGCTCTTCCCAATGGTCAAATTCAGCTTTGTATCTTGCCTTGGGATTTACGCCGAGCCTGTATTTAATAACGTCTCCTTCTTCTAATTCGTCGTATCTTTTTAGCATATGTCCTCCTACTTAATCTGCATGTTTTGGTACTGTAAGAGCATAGCTCCTTTAATTTCCTCGCCATCCTTAATTGCTTTAGTGATAGCTCTTTTGTTGTAATTCGGAGTATAGGTCGTGAAGCGTTCATCGTCGAAGCCGTCAGCAAGTTCTAATTTTGT